TTAGCGGGCGACCGCGCGCACGTAGGCCTGGCAGGCGCGCAAGGCAATCAGGGCGTTATCACCGTCGTCGGTGATGCCGATAATTCGCCGAGCATGCGCCGGGTCAAGTCGGGCTCGCGGGGCTGCATGAACCACGCTGCCGGCGGGGGCGGGGGTTGGCAGTGAACAGCCACTGGCGGCGTCGGTAGCGTCGAGAAGGACTGACAGCCGCACATCAGCAGTGGCCAGGCGGTCACGCAAAGCCGCTTGATTACGTTGCGCATCGCTCAACTCCCGAGCATGTTGTTGATCACTGGCATTGAGCTGTTGCTCCAGGGCCTGCCGTTTGGCCTGTTCGGCCTGTTGTTGATGCAGGGCAGCCTGCGCCTGTGTTGCCGACAAGCGTTCAATGCGCGCCCCATATCGCCACGCCTGCACCTGCCAGACAACAGCCACCAGCAGGCATATGCCGATCAGGCGGCACGTGCCTAAGACACGCATAACACCGCCTTGGCACGCGCCCACAGGCGCAAACGGTCCTCCAGCCCATTGAGCCCGCCGTTGATACGCCGCGTGATGGTGGTGAACTGGTCGTTGTCGGCCAATTCGTTCAGGCCATTGCTTTGCCAGAACCAGGCGGCCGACTCACACGCCCATTGCGGTTGCTCCAATAATTCGGGTTGTCGCAACAGGCGATCGTCCCCGAACAGTGCCTGGCTGCAGGCCAGGTAGTTGCGGCGCCCCGTGATCTGGATAAGCCCACGCCCTCGATACCTCTGGCCGTCACCGTCGGCTTCGGGGGTATTGCCCAAGCGCGCAGCCAGGGTGCCAGTGTCGTATTTGCTCAGGTATTGATCGCTGCCGAGTTCGCGAACGTAGCGAAAATGGCCGGACTCATGGCCGATTTGGGCGAGGAAGGCAGCGGTGCGCTTTAAGCTGTTGATTGAATATTGATTCAACGCTGCATTTAGAGCCGTTATGAACATGTCGGCCCTCAAGCGGGCTCCTGGCATCACTTGAAGCAGTTGAGGGAGAGAAATCACCATGGGTTTACCTTTGAAAGTCACTACACCGACAGCCCACATGCCGTGATCGAACTGCGATAACCCGTTGCCGGATCGCCGACATGCACCACCTGTTTTATCGACCATTGCCCCTGCATATACGAAGGCCAGGTTTCATCCAGCAACAGCAACCCTTCAGCCGCAAGCAGCGGGTTGCCCGGGCAATCGATCTGCAACTTCAAACCTTCGCGCCCTACCCTTCGAAGTTCGCCTTCGGCCACGGCACGGGCCTCATCTTCGTTCTGGCAGGGTTGGCGCAGGGTTTTGAAAGGAGCATTGCCGACTTGAACCACACGCCGCTTGCCGGCGGCGGCATCCCACCAAGTGACACGGCAACCCTGGTATTTGGCGCGGTTTTTTTCGTCGAGCCTGGCGGTGATGAACGCCTGTTCGCCGGGCCGGTTGTCGGCGGTCACGGACAATCTCACTTCCGGTAGCAATTGGCCCGAAAGCGACTTGGCCCGCCCGGCTTCGGCCAACACATACAGCTCGTTGATCGGTTTGGTCACTGCGCCGTAACGCGTAGCCAGGCGGGTGATGAATGCCATATCGCTCTCGTTGGACTGGTCGATGTGAGGAATCGCAATACCTTCCAGCGCCGGCGCCACACGCGGTGAAAAGCCGTGCCGGCTGACCAATTGGCGAAACAACGCGCCGAGGGTGGTCGGCCCGTAGCTGGCGGATCGACGCTGGCGATAGCCACTGGCATCCGTAGCGCTGAAGGGTGCAGCGGTTGCTACGATCATCAGCCGCATGGGGAACAGCACCGGGGTTCGCTGGGTGACGACAAATTCGCCCTTTTCCACCAGTCCCGACTCCTGATAACCAACCCGCAGGCCGATCTTTCCACTCAGGCTGGGCAGCCCTTCGAGCCCTTCGATACTCAGTGTCAGTTCGAGCCGGTCAGCCTCGATCCCTGCGGCGTCGGTGTGGCTCCAGTGCATCAGGCGTTGATTGAGCAGCGCCGCGTTGGCGCCGTAGAACTCCACGATCGGGGTAAATCCCTGTGCCATATCGCCTCCTTAATCCCAGGCCGAAACAGGCCGCAGTGGCGCTGACCGCGAGGCCATTTCTGGCACGGTCACCGATACGCCGGCCGGCAGTACCGGGCCGTATTCGGCCAGGTCCGGGTTCGCACGCCAGAGGGTTTCTTCGGCCGCGTCATCGCAACGTCCCAGCTCGCGATAGAGCAACAGGTTGACCGAGTCACCGGCAATACTTCGTACTTTACGCATTGACGAACTCCTCCAGCTCCAGGGTCCAGGCCATGACGATAGCGGTGCCATCGTCGATCACATTACTTTGGGTTTCCGTGATCGTATTGATGCGCCACAGGCCCCAGTTGCGACCGATGCCATCGACCAGCGTCAACGGCGCCCGGGTATTTTGCAGCGCACGCAGTTCGTCCAGGCGCTGCATGCCGATGGCATACATGGCGGTGCCGCTGAACGTGAGTTTTTCCAGCTTTTGCCCGCTTTGTCGCGACTGGGATTTGCTGGCAATAATCGACAGGTCACTCCAGCCGCCATCGCTGGTACGCACCAGCGAGGCATAGGCAAACCCTCGGGACAAACCAAAAATAAAGTCGCCGAGTACCATTTGCTGTCTCATCAGTCACCTCCTGCTGGATCGGTCAGTGCCGCATTGCGCCGAACGCCCAAGGTGTCGGTAACCATTGGCATGCATTGGAATTGCAGGGCCTGGATGACCTGATTGACCACCTGCTGGGCATCAGCGGGGTTCACGCCAGTGATCTGGATGCTCGGGGCGAGGGTGACTTGCACGTTGTCCGTGCGCGCCGCGTTGAGTTCCTTGCTCACCGTGCTTGGTTGCGGCAGGCGGTCGCCTGGGCCGAACAATTTGTCACCGAGCCAGGTGCCGGCTTCACTGCCAAGCAGGCCACCAATCGCGCCACCAACAGCGGTGCCGACGCCGGGGAAAATCATTGTCCCGATCGCCGCGCCGGCAGAGGCTCCTGCCCAAGCGCCACCGGCTGTACTCAGGCCGCTGCCGATGGCTTTTGCATCGCCATTGCTGACGCCCTGGGCAACGACCATGGCGGTGTCGACATATTTCATCGGGCCAAGGCGACGGCCACCGACCGACTCCAGTTTGGCAAGCGCTCCCGACACGCTCGCCGCGACGCCTTTGCCCGAACGTCGAGCCAGGCGCTGGCTTGCTGAAGGTGCCGCCGTGTAGGAGGAAAACGAACTGCCTGGGAGTTTGACTGAAGCCTGGCTCGCCTTTTTTGCATCGAACGGTACCAGCGGTTGGCCCATCGCATTAAGCCGTGGGGCAGCAGGTTGCGATTTGAGCGCCACCGACTTGCCGGGGACGCTCGCCTTGGCTGCACGTGAATCGGCTTTGCCAGGCGAGCGAGACTTGCCCCGCTGCTGCTTGGGTCGACGCCCAGGGCGTGCCTTGTCATTGTCCCGCACCGTGTCGCCAATGGTGTCTGGCAGCTTTGCCATCGACGCATCAAGCACTGCGCCGGTACCGGCACCGAGAGACAGTGCACCTGGGCAGCAGCACTCCTTGCCCGTGGCTTTTTCCTTACCGTAGCCACCGTCTTGGAACAACTTGCCAACGTAAGGCAACTTTCCAAGCGTCACATCGACCACGTTGCCTGCAACCCGGGTCTTGATCGTCTCCCCCAACCCCGACATAAGCCCGGATACAAGGGGTGAGATAACAGCTTCAGCGGTCTTGGCAGCTTTGGCGACGGTCGGCGAGTCGCTGACGAAATCGTTGGCCGTGTCCATCACCCCGGCCTTGGTTTTCAGCCACGTTTCTTCCAGCAGTATCGGCACAGGCTCAAGTGTCTTAGAGAGCCGCTTTTCACTCTCTGTGGACTCCTCCCGCAACACCGTAATCGACTTCTGCGAAGTATCTTTTGTCTCAAACGAAAGATTGGCATTCGAATATCGCAGCGCTGCAAGCGGGTCCAGAGATTGCCCGGCGCCGACCGTCATGGCCTCCCGCGTAAGGCGCCGATCTTCAGAATAGGTCGATCGAAATTCCGCGACCTTCGTCGTTTCGGCACGTTCCTGTGTTTTCACTGGACGCGCATCAGCCGCCTTCAGCAAAGATAAAGACGTTACAAGGGAATCCACGTTCTCGCGCAATACGCCCAGCGCTTGTGAGAGCTCGTTAAGTTTGAAGCCCGCGGTGGCCAGTGCCAGAGTCGTATCGGAAAGCGGCATCAGCGCTGCTGCATCGACGGAGGCGTTCGGCCCGAGGGCACCCGGGTGGGCGAGATCGGCATCCCTTTCGCCGTCTGCGCCACCGAAAATGTCACGGCCATCCTTGGCCATGGCATACGCGAGCGAATACTTGTCTTGCATCCCGCTTACTCCTGTTTAACGCCAAGGCGAGTCATCGCGATGTCGTAGCGGCGCAAAGCTTTGGCGGCATCCCAATCGAGGATCTCCGCTTCATTTACCGAGTAGACCAGCGGCACTACATCGAGGATCACTTCGATGTCGCGTTGCGAAAGAAGGCCGCCGGTTGATTTAAAAAATCGTCGATGCGCTCCTGCAATTCGGTCCAGTCGGGCACAGTCAGGCCAGCGAGATCGGGAATCATCAAACCGGTGCAGTGAGCCGTGATGAACTCGGCGCGCTCTTTGTTGGTGGCAAGTTTTTTCATCGCCTTGGTGGCGCGCAGGGCGGGCATTTCCAGGGACAATTCGGTGAAGGTACGGCCCGCCGCGTCGAGGGGCAGCAACAGTTGGACGGGCTCTTCGTGGGTCGATTCCGCCGTCTCACCGAGGAAAAACGACGCGGGACGTGTCGACGTCTCGTGTACGTATTGGGCGATGGTCACGTAGTCCGGGCGTTTGAGTTGGTCGAGCTCTTTTTCCGACAGGCCGGTGGCGAGTTTCGCCAGTTCGAAGAACTGGTCGTCCTCATCATCACCGGCCCGGGCCAGCGCGTCTTTCTGCGCGGCGTAGTACAGCGGCTTGAGTTGAACCTGCTGGATCGACGCGCCGGTATCGGCGGTGATCGGAGACAGCAGGACATGCAGCGGTGGCATCCAGGCCATGGGGTAACTCCTTGGTCAAACGTTGTTGAAAAACGCTACATCTCAGAGCGTGCACGATCAATGTGGGAGCTGGCTTGCCTGCGATGGCATCAGGTCGGTGCAACTGACAAATCGAGTCGCCTGCATCGCGGGCAAGGCCGACGCCCACTTGGACCGTGCCCACGTCAGATCACGGTCTCACTTAAGGCATCAGCACGGCGCGGCGGGCATCGCCAAGAATGTCGACGCCGTTGAGCACGAACTTCTGGGTGCGCACGTCGATGTCGATCACCGAAATACCGTTTTCCAGGCGGTTGTAGGTGCGGCAGGACAATTCCAGGGTGGTGGTGGCCTTGTCGCCCATCTTCAGCTTCGCCTCGGCCAGGGATTTGAGCTTGCCGCCGACGGTGTGGTAGGTGAAGTAGGTCTTGCCGTCCTGGTCCTGGCCGGCTTCGCGCACGTTCAACAGAATGTCGTCACCCAGACGCACGCCCAGCGCCAGCATGATTTCCGGGCCGGCGCCTTGCAGCACTAGCGTGGCGCCGAGCACCTTGCCGCTCTTGGCCATTTCTTCGGCGATAAAGCGCCCACCGGACATGGGCTCCATGTCGAATTCAATCTTCGGCGGGGTAAATTCCTCTACGGTCGCGGACAACGGTAGGCCTTGGAGGGTGGCCGCAATGGCCTGTCTTACACGGTTGGTAAACATTAGAGAACGTCCTCCAGGAACTGCTCGATGATTTCATCGCGGGCATTGAGTTGATAAATCATGTGTTCGTTCGGCGCGTAGCGGCCGTAGTCGATGACGATGTACCAGGTGCCGTTCTTGTACTTCTCGACACTGTTCAGTTCCGGGTGCAAGTACACGCTGCCACCGGGAATGGTTTCGTCGGCGACCAGGGTTTGCAGCCAGTCGTTGATGCGCTTGACCTCCTGGTCCATGAAGGACTTGGTGAGGTTCTTGGCCATGGCTTTCTGGCCGGCCTTGACCAGCTTGCGGCTGATCGCATCTTCAAGGCCGACATAGCTGATGAACTTGCCGGTGATAGAGCGGTTACCCAGCAGCGAGAAGCCGCCGAGAATGGTGCGGGCGTAGTAGCTCACGCCGTAGCGGTTGAGCAGGTCGCCTTCGGTGGAGGTGTCGAGGATGTTGTACTCGACCACGCGGGAAACGTCCTCGGCGAACGTCACCTGATTACCCGGGCTCTCCCACTGCTTGACCTTGGCCAAGGCGGCGATGGCCAGGGACGATGGCGCCAGGAACACGTTTTTCTTCGCCGCCTTGGAGTACACCGACGGCATGTTGTGCACCAGCAGGCAACGGTCGAAGCCCAGGTCGGCACCGCCCAGTTCGCCGCTGTAGGTCACTTGATCGGCGACGGTTGCGTCTTTGCCATCCAGTACCACACGGGCCTTGATGCGCTTGCCGAAGGAGGCGAACTCACCGGCCACGGCCTTGGTGCCGGTAAAGCCAGGGGCGCCAATGATGGTCAAGTCTTCCGGCACGCTGGCCAGCGCGGCCAGGCCCAACTTGCGGCCAGTGACCGGCTCATCGCCGCCGATCACGTTGTTGATCGTGTCAGCCGGAGTGGCGCCCTCCTCCACGATCACCACGTAGACCGGCACCTTGACCACTTTCAGTATCTGGTAGACGGCATGAAACAGGGTGCCAGTCTCCGCACCAGTAGGGTCCAGCAGCGCCTGGGTGGTGAAGCTGTTGATACGAAACGGCGCGTTTTTCGGGATCGACGCATGGGCATTCGGCGCAGTGCCGACCAGGCCGATGACGTTGTCGCCAAGGCCACCCATGGCCTCGGGGGATTCAGTGGCATTCACGGTGATGCCGTTGTGCTCGAAGTTCAGAACCTCAGCCATGGTTAGTCAGCCTTCTTGGGGGTGGGGTTAAGGACGCTGGTCAGTTCCAGGCGGCCAGCGGTGCGCAGGACGGATGCTTCGACGTCCAGGAGGTCCAGCTCCTGGCCGGCGACAGACCAATGGCCAGCGCCGGTGGGGAATGGGATGAGGACGGTGTAGGTTTGGCGGGTGTGCATAAGTGAGATTCTCAGGGTGGAAAACGCCAAAGCCCCTGCGGGCAGGGGCTTTGGGGGGCAAAAAAACCGCTTTCGCGGTGGGGGGTCAGGAGCGCTCAGTCAGGCAAGGGGTAAAGCGCCTTGATTTCAGCAATTTTGTCGCGCCAGGCTTTTTCTTTTTCCGGCGTTTCGTCGTATTGCCACTCGAGAAACAAAGGATCGGCTTCAGTTACATATAACGTTCGGCGCGCGGAAATGACACCTTCTAACTTGGCGCTTTTTTCAGCCTCGATAACGAGTTCATCTGCGCTAGATTCGTCAAAACCCAGCGCTACAAGGGTCGAACGATCCGCCGGAACATTGATGAGCGTCTCACCTGAAGCCAGCAGCAATTTTTTAATAGTCCCAACCATATTCATACTCCTTTCACCGCGTAGCGCAGATCGTTATCCAGTGTGTAAGCCAACCTGCTCTCCGGATAGGTTTCTCCAAGCTCGGGGGCGGTCAACGCAAACGGTTTGACCTTCCAAGAAATTTCATATTCCGGTGCCACCGATTGGCTAAGTTCTACTTCAGCGTCTGAGCGACTGAACTTCACAGGTTCTTCAAAACTCTTGGTAACGATATACGTCAGTCCACCTCGCAAGTAACAGCCCGACTCCTGCGGGGAAGAGACCAGCGTACCCGGCGTCTGATTCAGCCAAATGGGTTTAAGGCCAGTAACAGGACGAACGATAGACAACATGCCGAACTGAGCGCGACGGACGGTCTCGCGGTAAGTCTGAGAGATGCGCTTAATCGTCAAAAAATTTGCGTCCCCGTTCCATGGAATTCCGCAGCCCTCCATTTGCAAGTTCAAACCGGCAACATGTACGTCGAAATTATTGTTGAACGGATTGAGGCCTGCATCCAAGCCATAATTTCTGGAAATAATGACCTCCGACATACCTCTTTCATTACCCGGCATACGCCACCAGACCGGGTAGAAAATACTGGTAGAAAGTCCCGTAAGATCAATCGTCTGCGTATAAGAAGCACGGCCATTAATATCCTTAGCCTGCACACTATTACGCCACGCAGTAAATTGACTCGAAGCCATGTCTACCCGCGCATCAATTTTCCCAATTTGGTTAGTAACCGTTTCCGTTAGCTTATTACACGCATCTACAACTTTCGTGATAGTCGTTTCAATTCCCATCATCAACTCCCTGTTAATTAATCTTCCCTGCACTTTTTTCAGTGCAACTACTTCGCTTCGAGATTCATAACCCTGAACATCAAATCAACATGCCGCGACATATTGCCAACGGAGGCGGCGCCCATGATTGCGATCTCCTCAGCCAACAGCACGTTAAGGTTTTCACTCCCCACCACGATCGTCACGCTATCCGCCGGCAATGGCGAAATATCCAGCGTAAACTTTTGCAGTACTCGCGCCGCTGCCGCTTTGTACGTCAACAACTTCCCTGCCACGGAATACACCGCTAGCAAAGTCCCGCTGGCGAGATAAAACCCGAACTCGCCAATTTCATATTCGGCCTCGCCATCAAACAGCGCGGCCATCCTGAGTTGCCGATCGCCCAGATCCTCGTAATCCACAATCGCGACCCGTTGGCGCTCATCGCGCAGCGCCACCTCCGTGCCGTCCGGGTTGTAGCGACCGGTGCCGGCGCCGACGTGCGTGATTTCGCCTTTCAGGCCCTGGTTCTTTGCCTGCAGCACTTCATCCAAACCCTTGGAGGTGAAGCGCACCAGGCGCGTAATGTCATCTGTCATGGCTGCGCCCTGAGGTCGTAGTCGTTAATGGTGTAGTGCCGGGCCAGCCCGGCACTGGTTAGCCGGGCGGCAAGCCCGAATTCCGGTAGCGTACCTTCAAGCTGCAACTCGCCATCGCTCAATGGGGTATGGGCTGCGCTGTTGAAGCACACGGCACCGTGAAGCTTCACTTCGGGCAGTGCGCCAGGAGGGTTGTCCTCGCCGATGCTCAAACCGGGGTCAACGGCACTGGTGAGCCGCAGCCCCTGGGAGGTTTCATGCACGATGGTGATCGTCGCCAGGTCCCGCTCACTCTGCGCAGCATTGATCCGGCGAATAAGCCGGTTATGATCGCCGCTGGACCAACTGCGCCCGATAATCGCCTGCACATCAAAGGTGTAGGGGGCACCCAATGGCCTTTGCTGATACCAGGCGCTGATGTTGGGGGTGAACCCCAGCGACTCCACTGCGTAGCTCAGTGCCTTGGGCGTACCCGCCTGGCGCTGGATCTGCCAGGACAAGGCTGTGGTGAGGCGCTTTTCGGTCTCGCTGGCGTCCGCATCCCACTCACTGACACCACGGTCGGCGGCTAGGTAAGGAAGAAATTCGGCTGGCGTCTGCAGCGGGTTCATCAAGGCCGGAAACGGCGGTACAACCCGCTCCAGCAACTGCCCGAAGCCCAGGTCCAGCGACTTCTCCAACGGTGAGCTGTTAGCCGGCAAGAGGCTCGCTTTGGGTTCACTCATAGCGTGCGCACCTCCACCTCGACGCCCGTACAGTACGGGGCCTGGAACGCAGTGCTGACAATCGGTACCAGCGGTTCAAGGATTTGCAGTTGGGCGGCGCCGGCACTGTGGATCGCGTAATCGATCCAGCTCGGATCTACTCGGCCTTCCAGGCGATGACACGACCCTGCGTAGTCTTGCAGCAGTTTCTGCGCGGCGACTTGAGTAAGGCCCGAATCGGGACCTGCGTTGATCTTCGCGACCACGCGAATTTTATAGCGCAGGATTTGCGCAGCTTGCACAGTGACCGAATCCGTCTCGGGCCGTACATCCGGCCGTGCGAAATGGCGACGAACACCGTCAAGCAAATCCGCAGATGGCGTACCGTCGCCGTCGCGGGACAGCACAGTGACCATCACTTCGCCAGGCGCCGTTCGACGCCCATTGCCATCTTTTACCTGGGCCGCATACCCGTCCGTATCAAAGGTATAGCTGACAGTCACCACACCCGGCGTGGCGCTTTGCACCTTGACCGACGGCCGCTCGCCGAGGGTGAACACTTCGCGACGATAGTGCATGCGCGAGCCTGCAGCCGGTGCGTGTGGGGCCAGGTAGTAACGCAGGCGGGCGTCGTCGTCGCTTTCCAGAATCGGCGGCACCGGCGGGAAAGCGGCCGGGTCGCCGGGGTCGAGCACCTGGCGCTCCAGGCCCATGTCGGCCAGGCGTGCATCCAGGTTACTGCCGGTGGCCCACCACGCCAGCATCTGTTTGATGCGGGCGTTGTACTTGCGCTCGTGGGTTTGCAGGCGCACGCAAAACGCTTCCAGGGCCAGGGTCAGCAGTTCGCTTTCGTTGTCGAGGCTGACCTTGAGTTTGGCCGCGCTTTGCGGTGCCCGGGTGGCGACATAGTCAACGACGAAGGCCTTGAACTCGGCCAACAGCGGTTCGAACTCGTCCACCGCGATGATGGCCGGTTCCGCCAGTTGGTTCTGGCCAGGGATCAACATGCTCATGTCACGACCTCGAAGGATTGTTGGCGGTTTTTCCAGGTGCCGGCAAAACGCAGCAACAAACCCGCGCCCTGAAGGGTGGCAACGATGACCTGGGGTTGAAAGTCGGCGATGCCGTTCTGGGCGTTGTAGAACGCTTGGGCGGCGTGGCTCTGGGCGAGGATCAGCAGATCGTCGCCAAGGTTCTGGCCGAGCAGTTGCGGGATCAACGAGCCGTACAGCGGGCGCTTCTGGCGGGTACCTACAGGGGTGGTCAGCGCTCGGGTAGCACGCTGTACGAATTGCAGCCAGTCATCGACGGCTGCCCCGGTATTCCTCTCGATTCCAATCATGGCAAATCCTTATGCGCGACTGATCACGCGGCCCTGGTGATCCACCAGCGGGCCGCTCAAATGCACGCCGGCAGCATCCAGCAACAAGCCGGTGGGGCCGAGTTGCAGGGTGATGCGCTGGGCACTCATAGTGAGGCTGGCGGCACCGACGTTGACCTCGACTTGCTCGCGGGAGCCGCTGAACGTGGTTGGGCCGTTAACCCAGTTGAACGTATGGGTGGTGTCGTCGTAGTCGCTCTGGGTGCCGTCCTGATGACGACGCCTCGTCAGCGACGCAACACCGGAAACAGGCGGAAAGAGACTACTGTTGAGGCCGAACAACGCCACAGACTGCGTGCCCCCTTCCCCGCCGCCGTAGTTGAGCAGCAGGCACTGCTCGCCCACTGAAGGAATGCGGGTTTCGGTTTGCGCCCCAGCGCTGGGGTTGAAAAACTTGATCGCCGGGCTGAGCAACTCACCGTGGCTGACCTTGCAGGTATTGCTGGCAGCATCGACCTCCTGGCACACGCCAATCCGACAGAAGCTTTCTGCGCGTCGGTACAAGTCTTCGAGCTGGGCCTCCATTTCCGCCAGGCGCTCGACGATCGGTCCCAATTGCATGCGTAGCAGTGCATCGAACATGGACTACTCCTGCAATGGGCGATATTGGTCGGGGTCGTCGATGTTCGACACTTCCCAGGTGCGGGCAAACAGCGGTTTGCCGGTGGGATCTTCGAGCAGCGATGGGCCGAGGTAGAGGTTTTGGCTGAAGGACACGGTCCAGGTGTCGTAGTCCGTTTGCGCCCCGGTCAGCACCGAAGGCGCCGCGACAATCGCGGTGGGCAGGTCGCACTGGTCCGGCGGCAGCCCCCAACGATTGTCCAGGGCCAGGTCCATCAGTTGGCTGGCCAGGTCGCACGCATCAAAAGGTGCTGCGCCGCTCGCGACCATGGCCTTGAGTGAAACCGACAAGGCATGCGCCTTGCGCCCTGCGAGGGAGCGAACACCTGGACCGTTGCGCTCCACGCTGATCAAGATCCCGGTTTTATCGCCCGTGTCGGGAAAGTCCAGGTGATTGCCTACGCGCAGGTGGGGGAACGCGCGCTTGAGTGCGTCCCCGATCGCCATGGGCAACTGGGAAGGTTTTTCGAGAAATGTCATCTGCTTGCATCCTTGCAGCGGTTACTGCTGATCCGGGCGAGAGGTCGGGGCCTCGTTGACCCCGATGCGCTTGGCCGCCCAGCGTTCATAAAGGCCGATGGCCACGTCCGCGCCGGCCATGGCGGTCAGGCAACCGATGGCGCCGGCGGTCCAGATCGACATGCCGGCGGCGTAGCACAGCATCAACGCCGACACGCCGCAGACCATGCATGCCCCGGACCGCAGCGCCAGGCGCCGTACCAGGGACCAACCACGAGCGCCCTCCTTGTCGGCGCGCCACATTTCGCCGGACACCCCGCCGATCAGGGCCAGTACGATCACCAGCCAGACAGGCATTTCCGCTAACGCTTGCTGCTCGTTTGTCATGTCACGCCTCCTGGCTGAGCACTGCCGGCAAAAGGCCGGCACTTGGGTAAATCCATTTATAGGTCGGCATTCCAAAAAGCCCGGTTGCCCGGGCTTTTCAGTAATGATGTCCTCGGTCTTTCGGCGCTACTGGCGCGGTACGGACCTTTCCTCAATGTTTTTCCGACCACGATCCCTGTCTGCCGGATAACTGCTTCTGGTGCTTTACGCTGCGCACCCGGGTCAGTTGCCAACCCTCTGAACCGTTAAGGCCGGTTCATCGCTGCCTGTTCTTGAAGCGATATAACTAAAGAGCGTCGGCATCCTTGCCGGTGTTGCCTGGCCTCCCTGCCATCGCTCTGATGGCGTCCTTGCCGATGTTGCGTGCCTTCCTTGTCTTCCTTGGCAGCATCCTTGCCGCCTCCACCAGGCCTTGTTGGCTGGCTTGAGATGAAGAATATGCATGTATGCATATACAGTCAATGCATGAATGCATTTATTTTGCCGATTGAAATGCATGCATGCATTTTCGGCCTTATGGGCTGTGGGTTTGATGATTTTCGATAGGCGAAAAAAAGCCCGCACGTTGGCGGGCTTTGTCTTACTGAAGAAGGTTAACGAGCGTACATGCCCCACCAGAACACATGACCGAGGATGCTGATCTGTTCATCCTGGATATCCTGGAAGCTGTAGTCCTCATCCGGGTGCTCATCGCGGTTGAAGCTGCGCAGGCGAATCCCGGAAGGCAGGCGGTAGAGCTGTTTGACGCGCAACTGGCCATTGTGATTGATGGCGTACAAGTCGCCATCGACGATATCACCAATGGCGCTTTTACCCGCATTCACACCGACCGTCGCGCCATCGCGCAGCACCGGCAACATACTGTTGCCGCGCACCGTCACGCATTTGGCCTGGTCAAACTGCACCCCGTTATGCCGCAGGCTGCGCTTGCCGAACCGCAGGCTGGCCTTCTCGCTTTCCTCGATGACGAATCTTCCTGATCCAGCAGCCAATTCAACCTCGCGCAGAAAAGGGATCGACACCTCGTCGTCATTCACGGGGGTGTCGTCGTCCCACAGGCTTATGTCCTTGAGTTCCGAATGCATCGGGTCGCGCCCGTCATCGCGCAAAGCCCCTACTGCCGCGCGCCCGCGCAAATGGTCGGTGCTGACGCGGAAGTACTCGGCGATGCGCGAGATGTGCTTGTCCGACGGATCGACGATCTTGCCGCTGAGGATCCGGGACAGTGTGGATTGAGGCACGCCGGTACGCCGGTGAAGCTCCGTGGGGGAGATCCGGTCGCGGTCCAGCAATTCTCTTAAGACGATAGAAACGTTGCGTTTTTGCATAACGCGGATAGTGACGGGAGTTTTTGGGGTTGGCAAATGCTAATTTGCATATTTAATGCATTTGCCATGCCTGCCTACCTCCCCGTTCGCAACCTGCGAACCCCCGACCTCGCGTGTTAACCTTGCCGCCATCGCAAAAAATGCTGGGCCAAGCGCCCCCTTTGCCCCATCACTTTCAACGAATTTGCCTACTACCCAATGAGTAAAAATACGTCCGATCTGTCCTCCCATACGCCGATGATGCAGCAGTACTGGCGCCTGAAAAACCAGCACCCTGATCAGTTGATGTTCTATCGCATGGGCGACTTCTACGAGATCTTCTACGAAGACGCGAAGAAGGCCGCCAAGTTGCTGGACATCACCCTGACCGCACGCGGGCAGTCGGCAGGACAGTCGATTCCTATGTGTGGGATTCCTTACCACTCGCTGGAAGGTTACCTGGTCAAGCTGGTGAAGCTGGGCGAGTCGGTGGTGATCTGCGAGCAGATCGGCGATCCGGCCACGAGCAAAGGGCCGGTCGAACGTCAGGTAGTGCGCATTATTACCCCGGGGACGGTGAGTGACGAGGCGCTGCTGGATGAGCGTCGCGACAACCTGATCGCCGCCGTGCTGGGCGATGAGCGTCTGTTCGGGCTTTCGGTACTCGATATCACCAGTGGCAACTTCACTGTGCTGGAGATCAAGGGCTGGGAGAATCTGCTGGCGGAGCTGGAGCGCATCAATCCGGTGGAGTTGCTGATTCCGGATGATTGGCCGAAAGATCTGCCAGCGGAAAAACGCCGTGGGGCCAAGCGCCGTGCGCCGTGGGATTTCGAGCGTGACTCGGCGCTGAAAAGTCTTTGCCAACAGTTCTCCGTGCAGGATCTTAAAGGCTTCGGTTGCGAAACCCTGACCCTGGCCATCGGCGCCGCCGGCTGCCTGCTGGGCTACGCCAAGGAAACCCAGCGCACTGCCCTGCCGCACTTGCGCAGCCTGCGTCATGAGCGTCTGGACGATACCGTGGTGCTCGATGGCGCCAGCCGTCGCAACCTGGAGCTGGATACCAACCTGGCCGGTGGTCGCGACAACACCCTGCAATCGGTGGTGGACCGTTGCCAGACCGCCATGGGCAGTCGCTTGCTGACCCGATGGCTGAACCGTCCGCTGCGTGACCTGGCGGTGCTGCAAGCGCGCCAGTCTTCTATTACCTGTCTGCTGGACGGCTACCGCTTTGAAAAGCTTCAGCCACAGCTGAAGGAAATCGGCGATATCGAGCGCATCCTGGCGCGGATCGGCCTGCGTAACGCACGGCCTCGTGACCTGGCGCGCCTGCGCGATGCTCTTGGCGCCCTGCCGCAGTTGCAAGCGGCGATGACCGAGTTGGATACCCCGCACCTGCAGCAACTTGCGGTCACGGCTGGCACCTACCCGGAACTGGCGGCACTGCTGGAAAAAGCCATCATCGACAACCCACCCGCAATCATTCGTGATGGGGGCGTACTCAAGACCGGTTACGACAGTGAGCTGGATGAACTGCAATCCCTGAGCGAAAACGCCGGGCAGTTCCTGATCGATCTGGAAGCCCGCGAAAAAGCCCGAACCGGCCTGGCCAACTTGAAGGTCGGTTACAACCGCGTGCATGGCTACTTCATTGAGTTGCCGAGCAAACAGGCGGAGTCGGCGCCGATCGATTATCAGCGTCGTCAAACCCTCAAAGGTGCCGAGCGCTTTATCACCCCGGAACTCAAAGCGTTCGAAGACAAGGCACTGTCGGCCAAGAGCCGCGCCCTGGCTCGGGAAAAGATGCTCTATGAAAACCTGCTTGAAGACCTGATCAGCCAGTTGGCGCCGCTGCAGGACACCGCCGCCGCCCTGGCCGAACTGGATGTGCTGAGCAACCTGGCCGAACGCGCACTGAACCTTGACCTGAACTGCCCGCGCTTTGTCAGCGAGCCGTGCATGCGCATCGTGCAAGGTCGCCACCCGGTGGTAGAGCAGGTGTTGACCACGCCGTTCGTCGCCAACGACCTGTCGCTGGACGACGATACCCGCATGCTGGTCATCACCGGTCCGAACATGGGCGGTAAATCCACCTACATGCGCCAGACCGCGTTGATCGTGTTACTGGCGCATATCGGCAGCTTTGTGCCGGCAGCCAGTTGCGAGCTGTCACTGGTGGACCGCATTTTCACCCGGATCGGTTCCAGCGATGACCTGGCCGGTGGCCGTTCGACCTTTATGGTGGAAATGAGCGAGACCGCCAACATTCTGCACAACGCCACTGAACGCAGCCTGGTGCTGATGGACGAAGTGGGCCGCGGCACCAGCACCTTCGACGGCCTGTCGCTGGCGTGGGCGGCGGCGGAGCGACTGGCGCATTTGCGCGCCTATACGCTGTTTGCCACGCACTACTTCGAGCTCACCGTGCTGCCGGAAAGCGAGCCGCTGGTCGCCAACGTGCACCTGAACGCCACCGAGCACAACGAGCGCATCGTGTTCCTGCACCACGTGCTGCCAGGGCCGGCCAGCCAGAGTTACGGCTTGGCCGTGGCCCAGTTGGCCGGTGTGCCGAACGATGTGATCACGCGCGCCCGCGAACACCTCAGCCGCCTGGAAACCACGGCCTTGCCTCACGAAACCGTGGTGGCCAGCCCGAAGAAAACCAGCAGCAAAGCCAGTGCCCCACATCAGAGTGACCTGTTCGCCAGCCTGCCCCACCCCGTGCTGGACGAGTTGGCTAAACTTGACCTGGACGACTTGACGCCTCGAAAAGCGCTCGAAATGTTATATGCACTTAAGACTCGGATATAA